GTGCGCCACTCTCGCGTGGCGTCGAAATACTGCAGCGCTGGATAGATCGAGGCCGTGATATCAGGCACGACCTGCCACTGGAGCCCGCCGGGAGCCTTGGTGCGTACGATGCCCCCTGGACGCGAGACCAGGAGATCATCAAGTGTATTGTCCGAAGCATGGCTTTCCGGCACCTCGACGCGAGGGTGATTGTGCAGATAGAGATTATCGAGCGCTCCGCGCAGCAGAGCTGTCTTGATGCGCTGGATGTCCATCACCAGGTCGGCGACAGAGCGGCCAAAGAAGCGGTGCGTCATGATCACTGGCGTCATGGCGGCAAACGGAATGCAATCGACCTCGACAATCTCCTGCTCGCCGTTGCGGATCAGGATCTCGCTGTCGTCGCCGCCAGTTGTGACCCGATAGAGCGCAGCCTTGCCGTTTCCTGCGTAGTCCATCCGCACATAATGCTCGGTGACCTTGATCTCGCGGTTGGCCTTGCTAAGTCCATCGTTCGTGAAGGTCGCGCTTTCATCAACGGTGTCGCGCGCCCTGCTTTCGCAGCCGCCGAGCGTCGTTGTGCTCGGCAAGCGCCTGATCTGCTCCGGGTCATAGCCCGCCTTGATCAGATCGGCCTCACGTTGGATCACCTCGTGAAAGCAATAGCAGCAGTCACGCAGGCTGCGCGCGTGGCGCGCGATGCCGAATTCCTCCGGCGGCACACCCTCCACACGCGCGCATTGATAGGTCTTGCGGGTGAGAATGGTGACGTCGTGAAGCTTGGACGTATCGAGTGCGTCCATGGGGAGTAGGCTCCTTAGCCGGCTGAGCCGGTTAACAGGCGAATGTGTGGATTTAGATGGACAGCGAGGTCGTGCGTGTATCTGCACGCACTGATACGGCCACCACAAAGTGAGCCATAAAAGTTGGCCGAGGTCTGAACGACCATCTACGAAGCCAACTCATTTACAGCTTCGCGCGGCACAATACGCTCCCATAATTCATTTCTCGCGATACGAAATGCGATCCGCCTCCCAGACAGTGGCCCGCCGAAGTATCCTCTCCTGAATATGCCGTTCGGGGTGTTTGTAAATGATGGTTAGATTGTTGTAGCTAAAGAGCCCTTCAACAGTTGCCCCCTCCCAAACAACCTCAATGTCATTGAGGCCCCCAATAGCAAAGAAATAGTCGTTTCCCGCAATGTTAAATTTCTTGTCGGGGCGTCGCATCATGACGAACGAAACTTCCGGCCCCGTAGCGCCACAACCGGTAACTCCGACGACCGCGACGAGCTTCCCATCTTCAGAAGGAAACTCCCGCACGACTTGGCTGGCGCACCAAGTGAAAGTTTCAAGGAGCGTACCTATCCCAACTATACTGCCAAGAACCAGCGCAAGCGTCATAACTACACAGCAAATGGAAATGCGTACTCTGAACACCCAGGCCTCCGATTCCAAATTGAGCGACGTCATTTTCGATAATTGTCATTGTAGGAACGTATCCCGCGCTCGATCCAGTATCTGTCCCAGGGATCATCCCCGAGAAAATTGGTTCCACGTCCTATCCACGGAAATAGATAGGACCAACGGGAAGCAGGTTCTCCCCACCAATTTGGCCCTTTGTTTGGTCCATAGAATTGGTTTATCCCGGCCTCGTTGTAGGTGATGAAATCCGGAAAAGTGGCTGCAGCTGTGGCGCCATAATGGAAATTACCGAAATCCTGGTGTTGAGGACCATAGTGGTGTTTGAAGTCCCAAGGACCGGTGCGCTTCACGAGATGATAGAAGCTCATGGGCCAAGACTATTTGCAAACATTCGAGCAAGTTCGATGTTATTGCTGATATCCACTCCCGGCGGAGGAGCCGGCAGATCGATCTCCTTAGACGGGTACTCGCCTGGAGCAGGCATAAAGGAACCCCAATGCAGGCCTGACTCCGGATGTGGAACTGGCTGCGGAGGTGCTTGCCAATTGCTGGAAGAATTGCTGCCGATCCCCGGTTCCCCCATTCCACGCCACTGGGCGTCCAATAGCCACCACGGTGCCGATCGTGTGATTCCAGGCCGTTGCTCGATACTCGGGCCCGCCGGCGCCGCAAGCGGGAACGACGCCTCCGATTGGCGTTCGGGCACCTTTGGTATCTCATCGTCGGCCGCCTGCTGCAACGCCAAGGCTTCCTCCTCCTCTTGTGTGCGAGCTGCGGCTTCCTGACGTTCACGCCAGAGGGCATTGATGGCAGCTATCCCGCGAGGCATGCATGTTCCTTTCAAAGGCGAAGCTCTGAGTTGGATGTCCGCTGATGCAAGTTGCATTGTGTGGGGGCGCTTTTAGACCGTGAACTTTCAGCATCCCGCGCGGCTGCACTAAGCGTCCAACAAATGCCGTGGACTCTCTCACAAGCCCTCGGGCTGAGCCCGCCGCGCCTCTTCCTTCGATGGCTCGGAAGCAAGCGGCGGCGCCGGCGCTTCCTTCTCATTCGCAGCTGCTAGCTGCGAAATATCGTAGGCGCTATGCGCAATGATCTCGACTGCCGGATTGGCCACGATCATCATGAACTGATCGTCGGTGAGCCCATAGAAAGTCTCGCGCTGCTCGCGCTCCTCCTCCTCCCACCACACCTTCACGATGCCGACCTTGGACAGGAGAGCGTCCTTGATGAACGAATAGAGGATCAGAAAGCCCGGGTTCTTCTGCATGAAGACGTGATTGACGTAGTCGGTCTCCTGCTCGGCCGCGGCCACGTCCTCCTCGCTAACCGGATGAAACTCGACCACTTCCTCGCCGCCGCAGAAGATGTCCATGAGCGCCGGCATCATGCCTTCAACAGTATCGGCAACGTCGGTTGAGACGGCGCGCGAGCGCCCGTCCGCGGCCGGCATGTCGCGGCTCATATCGCCAAGGTAGTAGTCCATCGCATCGGTACGCTCGTCGGAGAGCCGCGACGCCTGCATGGCGGACAATGCATCGGCTTTCTCCGCCTCCAGCATGGCTTTGAGCTCGGCCGCGGTCATCTTGGGCATGGACGCCTCCGATGTGAGGTGCGCCGAGGCGGCGATGAGGCCAACCACGGCATCAGGATGTGGGCAATACGATTGACTAGCCGAGCGAGCGATGCGCGGCATGGCCGCTCTTGAACAGGGTCAAGCACGTCACTGCCGGTTTCAAAGGGCTCAGAAAATCAAAGCGCCCGCTGACCGCTCGGCCCCGGGCGCAACTTCGTGACGATAAAGAAATCTATCCGATCGGGTTTCACCTGTCAACGATATTTTTCTGCGCGTGAAATGTATGTCGCCAATGCGGCGGCACGACGCAACAATACTTTTCACACCACACCCAAGCGCGGATATTCGATCGGCCGCGCGAACGCCGTCGGCCGCACCGGCTCGGCAAACGTGAGCGCAACCGCGTCCCATTCGTCCGGACTCGGCACATTGCGCCGGCGCATGTCCTCTTTCCGCTCGAGCGCGAGGCGCGTGTGGCTGTCGTAGCGATAGCTCGGCCCACAAGCGTCGGCCTGAAGCGAATCCCGATCGGGCACCTGTACGCCGGCAGGATCCTCAAGCCATTCCTTCGATTTCATCCAGATCTCGGCGCGGCGATTGAGCGGACCGCCGGAAGGCTGACCGCGTTCGTCGAGCGGCGGCGGCTCGAGTGGTGCCGCGCCAAAATTCACTGCGGTGACGATCCGGCTGTAGGGTTCGCCCCACTCCCTGACCCGGTCGTACACTCCGGCACCAACGCCGCCCACATCGATGAACACGCGCGCCGGCCTGTGGGCATCGATTACCTGCTTGAGCCAGCCAGCCGCCTGCATGGTGTCAAGGCCGGTGCGGCACTCGATCTTGGTGACGCGCCTGCCCTCTCGCCACGCCATGGCGTGACGGTCGCCGCCGGTCCAAGCCGGATCGAAGCCGATAATGAGCGGGCCCGACACAGGGCAGCTCGCCTTTCGCGCACGTGCAATCAGCGCCGGTGGGATGAAGCTGTCATGCCCGCTCATCTGGAACGCTTCCGCCGCATTGGCGGGATATTCCTGCTTGAACAGGATCGGGTCACGCAGCTCGACGATCTTCTGTCGGCGCCACGCCATCTGCTCCTGATCGAGTCCATAGAGCCTTGCATATTCGCGCTCGTCTGCGTCGAGCTCGAAATCGGCCAAAACCGGCTTTCGATATTCCTCTTGCCAATACCAAGGCACGAAGATCGCAATGTAGCCATTTGTGCCGGCTTCGGCCTCGCGCCACATGGTGTGAAACATGTTGCCGATGCCATTCGCTGTGCTTTCCAGGACAGTCTCGGTGCCAGGCCGATCCGCAACAGCCTGCAGAATGCCGGCGAGATGCGTCTCGGCGAACGGCCAGAATGCAACCTCCGAGCCATG